TAACTTCCGGTACATTGGCCGTCCTAAATCTGTAGACACTTCATCTGAATTTGTGCCAAAATTGTTGAAAGCCCACAAGTAAAATAAGCACTCTAATTTTGTAAATTTGTTTTCTTTCATATAATGTTTGATTTGTCCCGATGAAAAACTGCACTCGATTTCATCTGTATCAAAAATATATTTCGTCATTGCTTCTCACTTTCGTCGATAGCGGCGTTGATACGGGCTAAAATGTTTACTGATTTATGCTTATATTCTTTATTCCAACACCAATCTATTAATTCTTTCCAAGTTTCACAAACTTCAATCATAATTTTACTCCTTAATATGATGATTATTTTTAAATATTCTCTTGCGGTTAGCGACCATTTTATCGTCAATGTCTGAACGTGTCTTTTTGAATCGCAAGCATCCAATTCCGGCAATAATAGTATCAGCCCACTCCATTTCTGCACAATACTTCTTAACCTTGCGTTTATCCTTTGTGTATTTCTCAAAAGCTTCTAGCCACTCTAAAATCTCTTCTCTACGTTTTGCTGTCTGTTCCTTGTATGTAACTTTAGGAAATGCTTTCTTGTGCCATCTCAAAACCTTATAAACCGCCCATAATTCTCTAATCATTTTTACTCCCTACAAATCCAATGCTTTTCTATAAGTTTCGGTTAAAAAATCAATCTCATCACGATCAGCCACGTTCATTTTACGCAGCTTTACCATAGCTCTCATAATCTTAGGATCAAATCCGGCAGACTTTGCTTCAGCATATATGCTTCTTATGTCCTCAGAAACGCCATTTTTTTCGTTTTCTAGGCGTTCAATTCTTTCTATTAAGGATTGTAGCCGATCAACTGCAATCCCCTCAATCTCTTTGTCTTTTTCGGCCACGCAAGGAAGAACAGGCTCTTCCTTATCTTCCGTACGCTCTAATATTTTCCCTATCATGTTTTAGCTCCTTTATCTTTAAATCAATTATCATTACAAAAATTTTTGAGTCCACTTCCTCAACTATCTGTTTTAATCTATACAGTTTATTTAGCTTTACCTCTATATCGTGGATGATTAGATCTACATTTAGCATATTACAAACAATATATACCACATTACCATAACCATTACACAAGCTACAAAATCACCAAACTTACGCATCTAATTTACCCTCCAAATACTTAACAGCCATCTCGTGCATTTTCTCTTGAACATTCTCATCAAGGTCCATAGTAAAGTAATCGTATATCTTATCTACTTTCAAATACTTTAATGATTTTCTAATCTTTGCTTGGCGTTCTTCCTCCTCATCCCAATCGGATTCACCCCTTGCATATTGAGCTTCAACTCCATAAGGGTTACTGTTCCAATGGTAACTGTCAAGCTCGTCAACTTCAACTACGGTATCGTCAACCCAAGCGTCTATCTCAGGTTTGTACTCGTCAAACAAACATTCTGCTTTACCTTGTATACATCCCTCAAGTGCAGCTTCAACATTAGTGATTTTTTGTTCTTTAATCATATTTTGAAATCTTAACATACAGCTAAGATCATTATTCAATTTTTCTTTTATATCAAACATAACGGCCTCCATTTTTGTTATCTGATATACTATATATACTATTATTTTTTAATAGTCAATACTTTTTTTAATATTTTTTTTATTTTCTTTTTTTTGTTGTTGTTTATATATATTATATATAATTTAAATCTATATATATAGTTAAAAAAATTATACACCACTTATTCACATATTATACACCACTTATACACAGACTTATACACAGACTTATACACAAGATCGCAGCTCTTCACGTTTCTTCTTAAAAAACTCTTTCTCAGTCATGCCGTGAATAATAAGCCACGTCCGATAATCTGTTCTCATCATCTCGTCAAGATAGTTTTGAGTTTTGCAATTTATTTCAAGGTGTATTTTTCCGGCGTGGAGAAGCTGATGCTCCTCCGGCGTTAATGGTGCTATATTCAATAAATCCCATCTTAGCATCTTATTTTTTCGTGAATAAATATGGTGGCCGACACAGCCCCTTTTACCACTATACACGGATCTTTGAGTTGCCGCCCACTTCTGCACAAGTGCATCTAATTCATGCTCTATATTAGTTCTCATAATGTACCTCCTAAAATAAACTTAATTGTCCTTTGGTGTCGGTTGTTTCCGGCATAAGTAAATTTTTGAATATTGCTTCCAAAACGTCAACTACTATGCTGTTACCGGCAAGTTTATACAGTTGCGAATTTGAAATCCCGTTCAATCGGTCAAACTGTTCATCTTTCACGCCCATCAATCTAAAACATTCCCTTGCTGTAAGTTTGCGGATACGATAGCTTTCAATAACTCCCATATTGCAAGAGCAAGTCAATGTATTTGATATTTGTTTTCCAACTCTGCCACGTCTTGTTTTACTGTTTGGCTGATCGAGTGTAATGCTATCATACTCATAAGCTTCAGCATATCCCTTTTTAGTTGCCTCTTTTATAAACAACGGAAAAATAACTCTATTATTGTGTTTAGAGCTACTTCCGTCCGTCATAATTGTTCCAACGCGCCCATCTTTTCTAATGTAATTGTTTTGTTCATCAAGGGCTAAAGGCTCATTAATTTTGTATTTATTTACATCTACACTCTTCAAAAGTTTAGCTACTTTATCTGCACTAAGATAATATTTTTCAGGAACATTTTCCTCAAGCACATCTCTAAGCCTTAACTCAAGCGGCACCGGGTTTGGGAATACATATCCTTTCTTGTCTATATCTTTACAAATTGAAACAACAAAGATACGCTCTCTGTTTTGGGGTATGCCGTAGTCTTTAGCATTTAATACTTTGTAATAGTTCGTGTATCCCATATCCTCAAGCACTTTTATCCATGCATTAAAATTATGGCAATGTTTTTTACTCAAAAGGTTCTTTACGTTTTCCATTAATAAATATTTTGGCTTAACAGCTCTTATAATTCGTTCGCATTCCCACAAAAGGCTTGAACGTGTTCCACTTCCTTTATCTCCACCTTTTCCTTTTCCGGCAACGGAGAAGTCTTGGCAATTATGAACTATAACTCCTTGTACTGTGAATGAATGATTTTCCTCAACAGTTAAATCATAAACTGTTTCAATTTCATCTTCTTCAACTTTAGTTACTGGAAACCAAATAAAACCATCTTCATAAAATGCTTTGTCTTGTGGTCTTTTTTCTTTCTTGAAGCACAATTCATAAGTATCTTTTTGATTTACAGTTCTCCCCTCAATAACAGTTGTTTTAGGTCTTTCAGTTTTATAAATAGAATAAGGTTGTTTGTAAACTTTAGCTATACATTGTGCTAGTCCATAAATTAACTCACGACTTACAGATGTTGCTTTAAATCTTCCGTTTGTAAAACAACCATCTCCAGACATATAACCATTGAGAAAAGAATTTAGTAAATCAACAGGTAAATCCATAACAAACGAAGGTATTTTTTTACCGTAAGCATATTTACCGAAAGATTGTACAAACAATTCTAATTCTTTTAACTGATAATAAAATTTAATAACAGTTCTTTCTTCTAATATGTTATAATTTAAACCAATAGAATCACATTTTTCTTTCATTTCGACAAATTTCTTTTTGCCACATCCAATTATAATTCCACCGTTATTTCTAAACCATCCGTCAGCTATGTATCTACCTATCAACCACCAAAAATCTTTGTTGTTCATATATTGTGATAATTGATTTTTATATCTATCTTTTCTTCCATCAGACCATACAAAAGTTATACCATTCCATTCTGGTATTTCTGATTTTTTGTTAATAGGGATACCCATATAATCGGTTCTTTTTAACGAATCGGCTTGTTTCCATACAGGTTCGGAAAATACTCTCGTATAAGAACGAGTTTTATTATTCCAAACGTGAGATTTTTCTCTAACATAAAATAAATGATTCGGTGTTGTGTGAATTTCATCTATTCCCATACCATAAATTTTAACAGTTTTTTTCTTACCGTTATTTATAACATTTTCAACGGTTTTATAATTACCATCGTGAGTGATAACTTTTTCACCTATTTGAATATCAATTATTTTTTGGAAACCCCTTTTTTCAGTTAAAACAAGAGAATCCTCTGTAAAACAAGGAGTCGAATATGTTATCATATCAAAATATGGGAGTTTTGTTTCGTCTATGGTATAAATATCTCCATAGTTCTTTGTATCTCCGTGTAATTGCATATATGCTTGGCTTGCATATTTATCAAACTCAGCAATTTCTGAATAAACATCTAAGCCTAAATTTTTTAATGCTAATGCTTGGCTGCCATATCCGGCACAAAGTTCCAACAGTCTAAACATCAATAGGCCTCCTCTTCAATTTCAAAATCACCGTCTTTGCACTTTTCAACATATAGCTGATGAAAGTCCACATCCTTATATACAATAGGCTGAGCCAGTTCTATCCATGCTTTTTTCATGCCGTACATATCACGGTACTTAATAAATAGATCTTTAGCCGTCTTAATACGTTTGTCGGCGATCTGCCACAATTCTTGACAATCACCAAACATACATAGCCTTGAGTTAGGTATTTTGCGATCCAAGAAGAATACGCCCGGATTAAAACTCTCAATCTTGTTTATAAATTCAACTTGTTCAGGCGTTCCATATACCGGAAGTTTATTCTCAATAGCATACTTCAAGCCCCTCTCATACAGTCTAAGCTGAATATAAATAGCATATCTGAAGAAATAATCTTGCACATATTCGTCTATGTTTTTGAAATTGTTTTTTTCAAATGTTTTAAGATCAACAAAACCCATCAATCTAAGATAATCAATTCGCATCTTAAACGGTATGCCGTCCTCTTCCCAGAATATAGATACTTCAGGATAGCCGTCAGTAAATACGTTTGGAGCTATCCATTGATTAACATACTCAGCGTGAGTAATAAGATGATTGTACTTTTCAAATGTTATCGGATAACGTCCTTTTGCTTCGTCCTCAACCCAGTTCTTGTATGCTCGTGATTTTTTATCTTCTGCATATCCGGGTATAACTATATAACGATCTTCAAAAGCTTTTCTGCCCTCCAAATACAAACAATGGAACATCTTGCCATCCTCAAGACAGTTGGCTTTTTTAGGTTTGTAATTTGGATTATACACAGAGTTAAACCAAAAGTTTGTCGGAGATTGTAGCATCTCCTTTATACCTGTTGATGATAATCCCTCTTGTGCGTGATATTCGTCCTCAGGCATATTAAAATATATTCCGTACATTATGGCCTCCTAAAATTAAAACTGCATATTATATACATAGAATAAAAAAAGATGTCAACTAAAAAAAATATTAAAAAAAGTATTGACTAATAAAAAATAATAATATATAAAGACAATGTAAACTAATTTTATAGGAGTTGATTATGGATCAAAATTTGATGATTACTCTTGAACCTATGCAGATCGAGAGCTACAAAATTGAAGAACGTGCAAAAGCTATCGTAGTAAACGATGCCGTGTCTTATGATAATACTGTTTTATTCTTAAAAGAGATCGCCCAAAAGAAAAAAGATTTTAAAGCTCAGCGTGATAAATACGTTAAGCCTATGAAAGACAGCATTAAGGCTATTGATGAAAAATTACAAGAGCCTATTAAAACTTTGGAAAAGATGGAAGCGATCGTTCGTGAAACGCTTAATAATTACCTTGCGGAAGTTAATCGTAGAGAGCAAGAACGCCTTGCCTTAGAAAAGAAAAAAGCTGAAGAAGAAGCTTTACGCAAGATGGAAGAACTGGAACATGCAAAATTACAGTCCGGCGAATACGACGAGGTTACTCAGAAAGCAATCGCACGCACAGTAGATCACGAACAAAACAAAATCGTTGAAGCCACCACCAAGCAAGAGAAAATTAATCTCTCCACAAGCGGAGCATCCGTTTCTATGGTGTGGGATTTTGAGATCATTGACAAGGCTCAAATTCCTGTAGAGTTCTTAAAGGTTGATGAAACAGCCATACGCAACGCTATCCGTGCCGGTGAAAGAGAAATTTCAGGCGTTAAGATTTTCCAAAAACCGCAACTTTCTTTACGTTAGGAGTTACCATGAATAAAACAGTAAACAAAAGCATTTCAATCCCTATTGAGCTTTACGAAAAACTGTTGAAGCTTTGCGAAAGCGAGAACCGGGGATTTTCTAACCTTGTAACTATGTTAATTCTGCGAGGGCTTAAAAATGGTAAAAGGTAAACAAATTCAAGATTTTCTTGATGGCAAACCCATGTCAAGAAAAGAATACTACCAAGCCGTTTCTGAGTTCAGAAACGCTATTGACACGCAAGCATCTATTCTGCAACGTAGAGGTTTATGGATACAAAGACTAATTGCAATTATTGCCGTGCTTGTGTCCTTTAACGTGGTGTATTTTTTATTTATTGACAATTAGAAAAACTAAGTATATATTAGGATCGTTCTTATAAAACGACCTCCTACCTAGTTATAGTTAAGAACAGCCCTCATTACTGAGGGCTTTTTTTCAAGATTTAATTTTAAGGAGGTGCTTCCAGTTATAATATATTTAAATAAATTGTCAATAACTATCTGCTATTTCCGTGATACATACGCAACAATTTATCGTTAAATATTTTCTTGCGGATCGCTTCAGATATACCCTCATTAATTACACATCTAGGTTTAAAATCGGGATAATCCTCACGCAAACTCTTTACAAAATCAATAAATTTTTCTCGTGGAGCATAACTTATTACCGGGCATTTACTAGGGATATAGCTGCCGATAAACTCATCAACGTGAACTATATAAACTTCTTTCATATCTTACCTCTTGACTTTTAATTAAAACATAGTAATATAATCATGTATTTCATACTAATTCTCTAAATAGATAGCCGGCAGCCAAAAGCTACCGGCTTTTATAATGCTCTTTGTAAACCTCAAGGCATTTAGCTAAATCCAATGGGGTTTTTACCGTCTTATGGCAAGTGATAGGAACTTTCGGACGTTCAACATAAACATACTCAACCCTTGAACAAGATTGAATAAAAAAAATTAACATAAACAAAAAAACAAGTTTGCAACTTTTCACTTTACTTCCTTTTGTTAATCTTTCCTTACCCGCACAATAATAGGGTCATTATCACTAAAAGTATGATGCCACACATTATCTTTAGCTTTCTTTGCCAGCTCTTCAAGTTCTTCTGCTCGCTTACTGGCTTGTAATATAGTTTCGTTGTTCTCTTCAATGGTTTTCTCCAAATATTCAATATTCCCTTTAAGTGCGTTTTTTTCGGTTTCTAGTGCAGCTATCTCATCTTTAGCATTAGTGTATAGTGTGTAAAAGATATACGCTACCAATCCTAAAAAAACCGATAAATAAGATAAGAACTTAATCATCTTACAACCCCAACAAATAACAACCCATAAATACTAATCCACCGCAGATAACTTCAGCCATTTGGGTAGCACCTGAAACAAATGGGATATTCTTAGGAAATACCTTTGATTCGTACCACTCCCAACAAAATAGATATATCGGGGATATAGCTAAGCCTATGAGAATATACTTCCAATCAAAGAACATCATCGGGATCATCGGGCAAGTGTACCGCAAGAGCATATAGGTAAAGTCATAACCTAAGCCATAATAGGGATAAAAGCCCTTGTCAGCCATCCAATCGCAGGGGATATGCCACCAGTAGTTATTATAACGCTTTAATGTTGTTTCGTCAGGATATCCCCCACGGCTCAAATCAAAACAAACCCCATGTTGGCGACTCCAAAACTGAAATTGTAGCCAACAACTAACCGCTATCGCAACAAGCCAGTTCTTCCAATCGGTAACATCTGTAACATAGATTGATAAGAAAGTAGCAAGCATAAAAGCGGTTTGTACCCCACGATTGCCTAAGATTTTATGATCATCTAATGCACCGCCAAACCAACGTCTGTTCCAAGCCCCGATAATAAAATAAACTAACCACATAACATTTCTCCTAAAGGTGAGCGTAAAGAAAGCAAGAAGTAGCGCCGCCCAAACTTTACGCTCATTAATCTACATTATTAAAAAACAAATGCCTGCCATGCACATAACACGGTACTTTACCAACTGCCCATTTAGGCATCTTACAAGCTTTCGGGTTGTAATAGTGGGTTGCTCCACAAGTAACATCGTTATATATACCAGACACAACCTTATTAATGATAGAATATTCTCGTTCTAACTGTTCAGGTTTTAATTTTAACATACAAGCCTTATTTGGATCGTTGTCGTTCCAACATGAATATTGCCACGGCTTTTTACAAGTTTCTTCAATAGTCTTTCCGGCATACCATTTACCAGAATTAAAACGATTGATAACGGTGCAGCATACCGCCATCATGCCCTCGTCATCTTCTCCCCTAGCTTCTCCCCATAATGTTTGAGCTAGTGCAAAAATATCTTCTTCTTCCATCTATGCCCCCAAAATTAAAATAATTGCATTAAAGAATACAGAAAAACCCCTTGCCACTTGTTCAGAGTGTTCGGGGTATAGTATGCAAGCGGTGCAATATACAACTGCCGCCAATATTGCCAAATATACAGCACAACGTTTTTTACTCATCTTTTCCATATTTATAGTCCAACTCTTTTTCTTTGTGAGGATATTCGTATATTACCCTTGTTTCCATACCTTGCTTTATAATCTGAAGTTTTACTAAATCAAAATTGCTTTTAAGATCGTTTAATGATGTATCAATCCTTGCCATATATGTAGCGGAGTTTATCTCTAATGCCGCTACTCTGCTCTCCAAACCATCAACCCTTGAGGGTAGTCCTTTCATATCATCAAAAAATACTGCAATAGAACCTACAATAACAACACAAACAACAGCGGTCTTTACTATCATTTCAATAATCGTACTGTTTTTGTTTATTTTTTCCAACAACTTCGCCTCGCTCATCTCATCACCTTGAATTTGCCCCTATAAAAAGCATAAACTCATTATAGGGGCTTTGTCAATACTATTTACGTTTCTTTCCTCTACAAGCCATTATACAGCTCCTTTCGTACTAATTGTTAATTCAGCCATAGGATACTGAGATGAATCTGTCAAAAGGTAAGCACCATTCTCAGATGTTGTCTCAAATCCCCAACCAATTACATCACCATTTTGTACCTTTGCTTTCATCGTAGGAATAACTGCTCGATGTTCGTGAGCAACTGTTGGTATAAACTCAACTCTACTGCCTTGTATTTCTTTACCGTTCTGGGTAAGATAGAAATAAACAGGCTCATTAAGTTTATCTGTGTACAGATTAACAACAGCGTCTACTTCAATATTTGCATCATCGTAGAAAGTCCAGTCAGTTTGGTTACCATAATCATAGCCTTCCTTTACTTTCCACGGAGTTAAATCCGCAGGAATATTACCTTTCTGCAGCAACCCTACTGGTAATGGTTTTGGTGCATTAGTACCGCTGAAACGATAGCTTTCATAGCCAGATGGTAACGGATTGTATGTCTTAACAATATCGTTTCTCCAGTACATCTGCTTTTCATCTATTGTTTCAAAGCCTTTAATGATGTATTCATAACTCGGGTTGTCCATACTGATAACAAACTTATCAATTTCAATAAGCACAGGGTTTTGAGCTTCTGCCGGAGAAACAATAAACGCAATATTGTTAGCATCATTAGGAACAACAAACTGCTTAGATGTCATCACTTTTGTTTGGCTCTCAGCTACAAATTCTTTGTCAACAGATTCCCAATTTGCCTCAAACACATCAGCAGCATTTACATTGTCTGTAATAATCTTTGTTGTATAAGCATCAGGTGTGCCTGTCCACTTAACCATTTGATAATTAACAGCACCATCAGGCGTACGAGTAGAACATTCAAGCGTAACACTCTTGCCACGCATCAGCTTAGTAATTTCAGCAGGAACAATAAAGCCCCAATTAAAGAAACATAAGCCAGCATCCGTAGAAGAGAATATCAACTTACCACCAGACACTTCTAAACTCATCTTATATTTGTTATAGAAGTGAGAACCGTCTGCATCTGTTTCGCCTTGCTCTGCTTCACCAACGCTCTTAGCAATATCTGTATGTAGTAAATAAGCTGCGTTGTAAAGCTCACCAAGGTAGTGTTTGGAGATAAGCAAATGCTCTCCAGTATCTAACTCATATTTAATCAACGCATCAGACACACTATCGCCAGTAAGAGCAACAATAACCAAGCAGCTATTGCCGTCTGTATAATCATTAAGCATAAGCGTTTCTGTTTTCGGGAAATTATCAATAATCTTAGCTTGCAAGTATTGTAAAGCCGTTGCTTTGATAACACCAGAAACACGGAGATTGCCTAACTTATCGCCTTGATTATATGTTTTGTAGACGGATAACGGCTTGCCGTCAATATCAAGAGCAGGTAAACCAGTTGCCTTATCAAACAAAGCAACTTGAATAAACCCATTAGCAGGTGCTTTACCTTTAAAAGATGGTCTAAAGATAACAAGATAAGGTTGTCCACCAGTTACATTCGGGTCTTTGTTATCATATTCTTGAATGCCGTAAGACTTCTCAGCTTTTCTCAAATCCATCACATTTGTGCGAATTGCTGAGATAACATTGTCAAACCAGATAACTCCTCTATGAATAGCAGATGAACCTCTGCCTACAACTTCCTCAGGCACAGCCAAACTAGCATACAATGACGGTGGTCTGTTATCGTTATCTTGCACTTCCAAAATAACACCGTTCTTGTCAGGGTCTGTATAACCTGTAAAGCCTTTACCAAACTTGATGTTGGTAGCATTGTTTCTATCTGCAGATGGATTAACCTCTACCTCAATATTGATGCCATCTTCAATTTCTAATGGTGCAGTATAAACATCCCAAGATTTTTTAGAAACATCTGCAATAAATTCGATAATGCCTTTACTTTGAAGCGTATAAGAACTATTAACACCCTCAATAAACTCGCTATTGATTGAGCTAATGTTTACAGTATCGCTAGACACATTATCTATTTTAACAATCTGTGTTTTAGTTATAGCAGGTAAGATTACATTAACACCAGTAGTAGGACGAATTAAAGAAATGTCAGCATCACTAACAATTAAATCATCAGTACCACTGCTTTCTTTATAATCGTATGTAGTATTTTTAATTACCTTGCCAGATTGTTTGAATAACTCGTATTCTCTACTAACTTTATGCTTGAAGTCATCAAGTGTCATATTAGTTTGAGTAGATTTCTTGTTATCAAAACCAATCTGAGCCTTAGCATCAATATAGTCCTGAAGTGAAGCTACACCTTGCTGATATGAATTGAACACAGCATCAGAGTCTGAGGCATAGAGCTGGGCTCTAATTTCAGAAATCTCAGCGTCGGTAGGAACAGGTTTTACTGGAGCGTATCCTGCTAGATACCAGTTACCATTATAGGCTTGTTCTACATCAAGCTCAGTCATTCCAATAGAAATATAAACGTCTATATCTGTACCAATACCAACCTCACAGAGCTTGGTTTGGTCATTTACTACTTTTGCATATTTTAGCATTTTAAACTCCTTTCATAGGATAAAACATAGATAATCTAACTGCCCTACAAGCTTGGCTAAAATACAAAACATCTCCTTTATCTAAAGGGATAAAAACAGAACTTCCATTATCAACATAACTACTACCTGCTTGTGAGTTTCCACCACTTGCTATTTTTTTTCCATTAACAAAAGCATTAACGCCGTCATTATTACCTGCCCATTTTGCATTTACCATATAAATACCTTTTGAAGGTGCTGTAAATTTTGAAGCTGATAATGGAAAACTTACACTGACCCCAGCAGCATAATTTGGCATTCCCCAACTAACTGCTGCTTGTTTTCCTGCGGTTGTAACATTACTAAGGCCTGCAAGGGCTTTACCATTAAGCTGTGTTTGAATGGCACTTGTTACGCCATCAAGATATTCTAACTCTGTACTTGTTACAGCAGAAACAGCAATATTTCCGCTAGTATCTGATACAAGCGCACGATTTGCGATTAAACTAATCACATCTTGCTTTGTTTCTAATGCACGAGTAAACTCGCTATAATCAACAGCGTGAAAAGCGGTGTTAGGTGTTAAGGATGTTATGCGACCTGTGGAATCTTTAGTTACAGAATAAGCAAAACATAGATTTCTAACTTCTTTTGTATTTCTTGTTATAAAATTATTGATAGATTTATCATATACATACTCATTACCACTAACAAAGTTTGAAATAGCGGAATTATCGCCGTTTATAAAATATAATAGTCTACTAACTTCTGTATCAAAACCAGGTATAGTAACTTGTGTAAATGTTGTATCAATACTGCTCAAGCTACCATCAGTATTAAAGCCGTTAGTTCTTTTGCACTTTACGCCAGGCAAAATAAAGGTGTTGTTCCCGATGTAACCAAAGCCGTTAAAGACTTGGTCTATTGATGTAACACCAGTACCATTTGCTGTATATATACCTAATGGTAAAGAAAATTTTTCAGATAACCAAGAAGCACCACCATCAGTAGTAGCCTTAATTACATTGTTTGCAGTATCGTACCAAACGTAACTACCACTATCAACTGGTTTACTATCACCTGAGTATAATTTACGCCAAAAAGCAACAGTACCATTTTTATCTGATAATAAAAATTCCTGACCTGTGCTTGTACGCTTTCCACCAACATCTTTCTGAATAGTAACAACATCAAACTTGCCGACACCATTCGGAACATACACCTTACTACCAGCTTTTAATGTCAGCGTTCCATCAGCAAGTTCTAGCTTAATATCTTGAGGGATTTCAGTTAGGCAGTTAGTAAGGATTGACTCGTTAAGTGTTCCGGCAGTTGCTGTTTTAGCTTGTTCTGCCCAATACTTAGCACTACCCTGATGCTGTTCGCTTATTGTGCCTATCGCCCATTTACGAGCTGTTTCAGCACTAGCATCTACTTGAGCTTGTTTTTCACTAGCGTTAGTATTAAACGAGTTTAGCTTGCTTGTATAATTATCATTAAACGCTTGCGTTTTTGTAGCATCATTAGAATTATATGCACTAAGTTTTTGAGCTGCATTATCAGTATATTGTTGTAATAACGTTGAAGCGTTACTATTATAAGTGTTTGTCTTAGACTCAGCATTATCATCAAAGTCTTGTTGTTTCTCAGCAGCATGAACATCAAACCCATTAACTGTATTAGCTGCCGATTGTGCCGATTGTGCAGCCGCTTCCTTAGATGCAGCCGCAGCGATAGCGTTATCAGATGCAAGGTTGGCTTGTTCTTCAGAATACTTAGCCCACTTTTCAGCTCTGTCCGCCTCGTCTTTTGCAATAATAGCACTTTCATTCGTTTCAATAACTTGTCCGCTATCAACAACTACAATTCTATCAATCATTGAAAACTCCCTTGTCTATTGTTAAAACATCGTTGTATATTTCACGGTCTAAGCCATCGGCCGTAAATATCTTAATTCCAAAATAATAATCTCCCTCTTTTAATTGACGAGTTTCTTCGGCTGAATAAGTAGGGATAATATAATTTACGTTAATGTTTTGAAACGTGCGAATAGGCAAGATGGCAGCTTCGTCAGCATCGTCCTTGTTCTTCTTAATCAAAACCTTTACAGTCCTATGATTTAATTTCATAGGCGTTGATCTGTCAGGCTCAAATAATTCAAACTTTCTCCCCCAACCGCTTCCGATAATCATTTTCAACATTAGTCATCCTCCATATATTTTTTTAGCATACTAGTATATCGCTTAACCGGGATCGCCGTTGTTCCCTCTATTAAAGGTGCAATAACATCAACCCAATCATAAACATCTTTATCTTGTTTGTAAAGTTTCATTATTGCTCTTTCAATATCATCTAAGCCCAGCATACTCAATAAGCCGTGTGTATATTCTCCGGCCGCTTTCTTGTAAGCATAGTGTGCAATATCAGACAAGAAAGGTATGGCATCCAAATTGCCCACAAGTAATTGCTCTAATAATCCGTCAGTCAGTTCGTCATCATCATCGCCTAAACCCATTGCGGCTTTTACGGCGTTTTTAGCTATGATATAGAGTGATCCTTGTATAACGGCATAGTTCATTATTGTTTTAGCACATTGTTTCGCATCTATCTCGCCACGTTGATATTGTATTATACTATCCACAATTTTTCTGAAGTATTGATGCTGAGTATTTTTAAACGCTAACAGAACACGGCTAAAGCCGGTTGACTTTTGAAAGCTGCTCAAAGATGCAGCGTTGCTTGATTGTTGGCTTCTCAAAGTATCAAACTCAAACTTTTTAATAGCATCCTCTAACTTCATACCGGCGTTTAGGTTAGTTTGTATTTCCGCATAACCGCCAAACATCAAAGAACCCAAGTCGCCCAATCTTACAAAAGAAGTCAAAGCGTTTGTTACATTGTACTTAGTTTTATCGGAAAGAATTTTATATTTTCTACGGCTTGCGGTTTCGGCCTCACGCTGAACACGGCTAAGGGCTTCGGAATATCCGCCTTTATAGCGAGTTTCCAAAAAGTTTCCGGCGTGTTTCTTCATAAAGCTAATAACTTCTTTCGGGTGTGCAAGGCCATAAGCAAAGTTTTTATAAAACTCTGCCGTGTTTACTTCTTCAGAATAGTTAGTTATTGAAGTTAATTGTCCGGCAAACACTGTAGGAGCAATCGCAATTTTTGCCACAACAAAGTTATTCAGCATACTTCCGAATACGCTCTCAACATAATTTAGGCTTTCGCTCTTTGCATTAAGTGAAATAGAGTTAATTTGATCTATTAGCTCACGATAAACACCTTTTCCGTATTTGTTTTCAATTAGGTTTCTAACACGGCTTGACTTAAACGTGGTGCTTAGCTCTTTATATTTGCGAGCCACCTTAACCATGTAAATACTTTCGTTGACGTGTTTAAGGTATTTTTCCCAAGCGTTTCTAGGCAAAGGTGTCACTCTTCCTTTTGTACGCTCTTTATAGAAAGATGGCGTTTCTTGTTGTCTGTAAAAATCGCCCAATAGATCCGTTTCAGATATATGATCGGACGTTGCAGGCCAGTAGTTCTCCACTTTCTTTAAGTCCATGCCGTAGGTTTCTACATATACCTTATTTGTTTCAGGATATAGAGAATTAATATCTTCCATTAAAAGATCAGCGAATAACCGCTCTTCTTGACTTAACATATTAACAAACCGCATAACTTGCTCCTCTCCATAGTTAGCCATGTAGTTTGCTCTTGTCTTTTCGTTCTTAATGGCGTTGTAAATATCAATAATCTCTAGCTTGCTTATTTTGTAACGCTTGCCATCCTCAGCGTATATGGTATCAACCTTTTCTCCCAAATCGGCAAACTTATTTAAAAGATCGCCACGACTTTTTACACCAAATACGGCCATTACTTTTTTAGTCAAATTGTCAGTATGCTTGTAATAGGTTACATCCGCATCGTTCAAAACTGTTTCCATCTCGTAGCGTTCAGCTATCTTCCTTGAGGATATTGAGTTTATCAAACTGTAAAGGTTAGCAAATCCTCTTCTATATAGGTTTGCAAATCGTGTCTTTAGTTTATCCTCGTCAGCCGTGCTTTTCTCAAGTGCTGAAATAACTTCTTGCTTTAATTGCTCTCTATTTATTGCAGCTTCTATGTCGGCTTGATCTTTCAACATAGATCCGAGCCTTTTAGCCTGAAGTATATCGTCAAGGACTTTTTCCATAAGCTGAGTACTGCTACTCATGCCGTTAGCCTTGTAGTTCAAAAATCTCATTTTGATAAGATCTACATTAGTAGGCTCTTCAAGATTAATAAGCTTTTCAAGTTCCGCAGATGCAAGCTCTTGAGTAAATTTATTATATTCTCTTAGAGTTTGAAACAGTTTGTTTGTTTCGTAGTCATAACGCTGTTGTGTTACCTTTGTTGGCTTGCTTTTCTTGATCTCTTTTTTAATCTGAGTTGTAAGGATTTTTTTCTGCTCTTGTTCGTAATATTCGGCAGCACGGCGTTTAACTTCATCAATCGCCTTTTCGTAGGTTACTTCGCTGTTTGTTTTCTTAACCTCGTTAATAAGGCGGAATTTATGATCGTTGCTTATCGGTTGTTCCTTAATGTAATTGATTATATCGCCTTGCTTTTGAGCTATATCCTTGCGTTGAGAACGTAAGCTATTATTTAAAACCTTGCTATAATCTTTTTCAATTCTGTTCAACCGGGCTTTAATGTATTTAAGAGTGTCGTTTTGAACCGCAAAAACGGACTTATCACGCAAGGTATTGATAGCTTGCTGTACTTCTTTGTAGTCAACTTTCTGCAATAAACGTGATGCTTCTTGTGCGGCCTCAATTAAACTTTCTCTTTGTTGAACTGTAATTAAATCGCTCTCCCTAAATATCTGAGATGCGTTCTCCAAAAGATTGATAGCCCTGTCTTGAATTTCAGCCGTCTGTTCATAGCTAATAGCTTCAGGTGCAGACAAAAAGCCCTCATCACGCAAGAACTCAATCAAGCTATCCTCACGATCAAAAGCACCGCCCTCTTTGAAGAACCCTGAGCGGTTTCCTATTTTACTGTCATACAAGCCAAGTGATTTTGCCAGTTCAATATCAATACCACCGGCCGCCCTTATAGCTTGCTCTAAGTTCTTAGGTAAACGTGGCAGACGTGCGTTAGATGCTTTTATTAGCTGTTTTATATCCTTAATACTTAAACCATCAATAGACACTTCTTCGCCTTTAAGTGCTGCATTAATGATATTGATTAAATCTTCTGTTCTTCCTTTAATGTTTGAAACATCTACCGGCGTTTGTTCGGTTGCAAGCATACCATCAAAGAACGCTCTCACATCGTCATTAATTTCCTCAGGAGGGATAACTTTTCCTTTTAAGTCTTGATATACACCGACAAGCCATTGTTTCATACGTTGAAATACGCTTTCAGTAGATGCGTTCGGAGCAACGCCCTCAAGTGCATAAGTTTCAAATCCTCTTGCCATCTTTTCCCATGTTTCTGTCGTGGCTTCGTCAATAGAGTTAATACCCAACCAGTTATAAAATCCGGCAAGCTTTTCTTGTTGTCCTGTTTCCTCAAGTGCCTTGACGTATTTCATTGTAAAGAAGTGGCCTAACTCGTGAATAATTGTAGAGGGGTTTGCTTCCTTAAACAATGTAATCACTTGCGTTGTCGGGTTATATGATCCACGTCTTACAGTCCTGCCTTGATAAAACTTCTGAACATTGTTTATATTTTTTTCATAATTTTTGTTATATACAAATTTATTTGGACTTCCATGATAAACAACAAGAGGTTTCCCATCTTCATCCACTACCTTGCTATCACCAAACCAATTCTTAAACTCAGGCGTGTTTATATCGGCCATGCCGTCCTTATAAGGTATATATCCCTCATCCCCCGGTCTGAGCTGATCGGTTTGAAAAGGAATATCAATCTCTTGTCTTTGAGCTTCAGCTTCGTTAAGGCGAGCAATTTCCTCTTCAGTTAGTTCGCTCTCGTCAATAACTTCGTCCTGAGGTGATGGGTAACGCTCATCAATAATCGTCAAGCCTTTCTCTTCAAACTGCTCCAATGGTGTTTGGCCTGTTTCGTTATACATAACTTTTGTAAAGTTTTCTACCAACGTTGAGGCCACTTCAGCGGTTTCTTCATCAAGTCCGCCCTCTTTTATGGCTGTTTCTTTGAGTGTCTGTTTAATATCAAAAGCTTCAGCGACAACATCTTTTTGCATAGCTTCATTAAACGCCTTTACGTCATCCTCATAAGATCCGTTTAATAAGGTTGATTGATCTGCTTCTTTGTTTACTAATTCAAGCAAATCACGGCGTGCATCCTCATTACTGTAAGCTGCATCGTCTACAAGTTGCTGAGCCTTTTCCTCAGTAAATCCCTTTTCAACAAGTCTATCTTTAGCTTGTTTCTTAAATGCTTCAGTTGATGGGATAGATACAGCACCGCCGCCGACACCGACAATACCACCAATAACGCCGGAATAAATAACTCCCTTAGCAATATCCCACCACTCCGTATTGCGTTCGCCTAATAGTTTCATAGTTACTTCTTCTACGGCTGTTTGGCTTGCTTCTTGAGTAAACTCAGTAGCACCTTGTTTTAATAAGTAAGAACTGATCTTTTTTGTGGCCGCATTTTCAAACCATAAGTGAAGCCCTACTCTTTCTAATGCTCCCTCCGCAATACCTAAGCCAGTACTAATTGCCGCAGTTCTATCAATATCTACTCCACGCTCACGCAGTTCCTTATTGATGCTACCAAATTGAGATACGCCAAAAGCACCGGCAACGGCTGATGGGTTACGAGTTAAAAACGATAAACCTAACGCACTTACTAAACTACCACCGGCACGGCCTAAGTCTGCAATAAATTGTCTGTCTTTTTGATCTGATGCATATTCATATTGCTTAAACCACTCAGCATTTTTTGCTCTTAAAGCGTTTGCACCCTCAGCCAATCTCTTATCAAACTCAGGATCTATACCGCCTAATGCCTTAAATGCGGCATATTCACCGCCACCAATAATAGCATCGCCTAAGCCTTTCGGCAAATCAAGCAAGCCGTTCCATGCGTTACGAGAAAATGTTGATAATGGGTTGCGTTTAAGATCTTGATAATGGTGTTGGATTTTTCCGAAGTAATCACGATAATCTTTTTTTTCTACCTCAGTTTCATAAGAATAACGAGCATCTATACCGTCATCAAAACCGCTGATATTGATGCTATCACGCTTGTCAGACAAATAAGCTCCCATCTGTTCATCGGTTACAACTTCCCAATTATCAACATTTTCCATATTATCCTCGTACTAAAATCTTATTTATCGGCATACCACTTGCATCTCTGTATATCTTGTAAATCTTTCCGTCAGGAGAACGTCTATACTCTCCGCCAGATCCTTTTACGTTTCTTGTACCCTTGCCTTGTGAGTATGAATAAATATTATTACCCATTACAACATTGTCAATATCTTTTCCCAATAATAGAGGATCTTTATCGGCAAGATAATCTTGTTTAATTCTGTTTGAAATGTTTACGATAATGTTCTTATTGTCGCTATCATACCCCTCACTTGGATCTAATCCTTGCTTATTCAGCATATCGTAGGCTTGATTTAATATATATGCTTTAGTCTGATTATCAAAGTTTCCGTTTGGATCTAGCTCATATAATACCTTTTGATAAACTTTACCCATGTTTGGATCGGGCAACCCCTCTTCAGGATCATAACTGTTTACCAAATCAAGCAACGGATTGACTGTTTCGGCCATATACTTTGCATATTCTTTGTCGGTGATCTTGTTATTTATGCGGTAGTTCTTAATAACATCACGATAAGCCAAAACATCTCCGACACTTATGCCCTTTGCGATCTTTCCCTTTTCGCCCTTTTCTTGAGAGAAAATTGTGGTCTTGCGAGTGTCAAGCTCATTAATCGCTACTAAGTTCTCAATAGCTTTTATGTTTGCTTCTTCCGGGCTTAAATAATCGTTTTCTTCTATCTTAGTCATGTAATCTTTTGTATAGCTTTTAATCTCTCTAAATACGTTCTGATCCATAAACGTTGATAATGGCTTATAAAATATCTCTTCTTTGTCGTCTTGGCTTATCATGCCCGATTTTACAAGCACGTTGTCTGTACTAAGATCGTTATAGAAATTAACCTTTTCATAGTCCGGCAAGTCATTAAAATAAGATTTGATGCTATCCGTTTGTACTTTTCTCAAGCTATCTCTTATACGTTCCTGCTGAAGAGGTGAATATATAAGCGTTCCGTCCTCGTTTCTTGCAGAAAGTGTGTTTTCTATGCCATCACGAGAACGCACAAAATTAACAACGTCATCCACCGTACTATCCGGCGTAAGCATATTATAAAACGAGTTAGAGTACATATTACTCCAATTAACCATCATTTGCTCGTTTTGTTCTCTTTGCTGAATAAGACGGATGCGTTTTTGATTGCTTCTTGCACGGTTTAAATAGCTTTGGGATTCTACCAAAAAATCCGCCTTAAATCCTATTTTAGTTTCAATATCTGGGATCTCAGCACTCATTTTGTCATTAAGGCCGTTAAACATTTCCTGAAGTTTCTCAGGATCGTTTTGATTTTCGTTAAACATATCGGCCATGCTTTGAGATGCAGACAAGTGAAGCCCTTTTGAATACATATCAAAAGCTTCAGCTTTTTCTCTTTCAGCGTTTCTTTTTAGCTCTTCCGTATTATCAAAGACATTGTTAGCTAACTGAGTTACACGAAAGCTACTTTGAACTACGTCAGTTGTTTCTTTCTTTTCGTATATTTGCCCCATGATTATCTCCCCATCGGTTTTCTAGCCGGAGCTGATGTTTTAGGATTCCACCCTTGCTCGCCAATACTTGAACCTTTTTTATAATCTGAATAACCAGTCGCTACGCCTGATATTCCTTTTAAGAACCCACTAACAAGAGAAGTTTTTGCGTTTCTCTTCATTAGCTTTGCTTGCGATCTTAAATTATCTGCTTTCATCTGAGCGTTTAAATTGCTCTTGCGAATATCCTCACTTAATTCCCCAGATGAACGCTGAATATTATCTTGCAGATTAGCTGAGGTTACCTTAACACCACGAGCCGCAGCGTTGTAGGTTGCATCACCAACCGCACCGATAAATTGTCGCCTTAAATTATTTGCCTGCTGTTTTGCCTGAAGCTCAATACTTTCGGCTTGTATTTGCAAGTTTCCGGCTTCTGTCTTTAATGCTCCATAATTTATATATCCATTAGCCATATCGGCAAATCCGCTTGCCATACTTTGCATGCCGGAAAGTTTTAATTTATCTGCAACAAAACCCCTCGTTTCGTTATCAAAAAACTCATTACTCATTATCTTCCCCCATAATTGATATTTAGAAGAATAGAAAGAACCTCAACCTTGTTAAATTCGCTTTCAAATCTGAACTTCACTTTCTTACCATAAGAACTAACTGCAAAAAAGTCAAAAATATTATCATTAGAATATTTTTCAACGCCGTTTAATTTTATCTTATTAGTGTCTTTGGTAGTGATAACCGCTTTTGATATTCTCTTAAATATGGATGTACTCCTACCATTAATAGATATATCGTTGCTATCCAACTCAGAACTAAACGCAAAACCAATATTACAGTTTGTGTTTGCATCATATCTTAAAGTTACTGTTCCGTTTTCAACAAGGTATTTTCCTAAATTGTCCTCACCAGAATATACATAGACATACTCGCCATTATAATCCTCAAGGCCGGTAATTGTTTTTTCAACATACTTTTCAATCGTTAAGTCTGTTTTTGCGTTGTCATCAATAACTTCCAAATATATTTTATTATTAAGATTAACCAACAAATAAGTTTCATCAATAAGGCTACATACTGAGAATATTTTGCCTACCATGTTGAAGATGCTTGTTGCATTGATCTCTTGTTCAAAGTTCAAAGAAGTTATAAGCATACGGCCATCTTTTAATACGATATACAGATAATCGCCCTCATCTAGTGAGCTGTTATCATCAATTTCAATATCAATAGGATCTGAAATTAAGTTTCCTAAAATACCAATATTAGAGGTTGTATATGCTGCTTGATTGTAGTCGTACACATAACTCAATAATGATCTTCCATTCTTTTCAACAAAGAGAGTTACACCGCCTAAATTCTTCGGTGACAATCCAATATCTGAGCCGTTTGATGTATTCTTTACAGCTGAAAAATCATTAGGCGTTAGCTTTCCCTCAGGTGCTGTCCACTCATCACCAGACGTAAATATTTGAAGTCCACGATTAGAAAGCAAGTTTACAATCTGATTTTCAGTATTTAGATCTTGATTGATGCCATCATTATCATGGTTTCCGGTATTGTTAAAGTCGTTATAAATACCTACTCTTGTAGCCCAAATTGTACTAGGACGTTGTGCAGATCCGCCAAACCACAAGCGTTGCTGATAGAATAGGCAAGATATAGGCCAACCTCTTTCATCGCTCCAAACCTTTTCCCAACCTGTTAAATATTTCCACTTTGTTATCTTTTCTTTATTCAGAAATGGGATCGTTGTGTAGCCTATAACTTTAGTGGCTGATACATATTCAGTTATTTTTAAACGGCCACCGTTACCATCAATTTGCTGTCCTACTGAATCCTCGTTAAATACACTGCTATCGGCGGTAATAGTTACGCTTCCCTCTTCAACACTTGGAGTAATGCCTACTGTTTTCTTTTCCTCTTTTGTGGTGTCAAAATTATGATATGGAATATTTTTTAATGGAAATTTTTGAAACAACCAGTCGTTACTTGTACGTCTTAATTCACGAGGTGTTACTCCTGCCTCAGTAAATACTATAACGTCCTCGTTTTGCGACCACTTAACCGAGCGTATATCCTTAAAATACAATTCAGGATCTATGTTTATTTGTTTCGTCATAGTTCTATTTTCAAAAATCAATATCTTTTTTTCAGATAGAACGATCAAATTCTTTTGCGTAATATTGTAAATAAACGGCACTAGCTTATAAAATTCATACTTTGCGTATAAATTATCAAATCTAAGCTTTGTCTTTACTGGAGAGCCAAAATATCTAACTCGCAAATACCTAATATTTTTCGCACTAAGCTTTATTGATGGGATTGCTTCATTAGTTACCTCATACCTTTCATCGGCAGACCATACAACACCATTTGAAGAAGTTGAAAAACCTATTGTACATTTAGGAGGATTAGCCGACACGATAACATTTTGAGGGCTTTCCGGCTTATACTTATACGTTGCACTTGTAAATTGAGTGCTTGTGATCTTGCCGAGATCATCCGTTGTCGGTGTAATTTTTGTTTCTCCGCTTAATACATCACCTGTTACGGATAACGTACCGCTAAAAGCTAAACCGCCGTTTATAATGTTTACTTTTGTTAATGTTGCTTGATATTGTGTGCCTGTTTCGGTAAATTCAGCGGTTAATTGTGGCTTTTCAAAATCAAGACGTATGTTGCTTAAATATATGTTTGCCTCAGATCTTACCGGCTTCATGAAAGCACCGCTCATCTTAAAGCCATTAAGCTCTCCGTTTCCGCTTGATTCCACGCCCTTACTTACTAAAATTCTATAATAAATAAAATCTTTTGGGGTTTTTATTGTATATTTTTTTTCTTCGCCAAGCGTAAACACTTGTGCTGTTTGTGTATCAATAGTCACCCAATCCTTATTGTTATTAGATCCTTGAAATTCCCAAGCAGATGGATATTCGGGATTTCCGCCGTTGTCTGCTTTTAGATAATATTTTTTTACTGCAAAAGGTTTTGGATATTGTTGTTTAATCCAATAATTAGCCCAACTTCCTACTGCAAAAGGACCAGTTGTATAATTAAATACTTTGTAAATATTTGCGTTATTTCGGCTATCGCTAACCTTATAATAACCCATATCATTTTTTGTATATGTCGGGCTTACGTTTCTGTCATAGGTCTCAGCTTCAGTGCCTAAATCAAAAACAACTAAGGTGTCGCCGTCTTTATTTCCAGAAAGAGAAGAGCTTACAAAATTATTGTCTGAGAAACTTCCGCTTGTTTGTGATGCAGTAAATTGCATATTTTCAGCTAAATCTAATTTTTGAATAAACTTAGTTCCTCGCCGTGTTCTAAATCCACCATAAGGAGTACAAACATAATTCCTAATAAGCTCCGCAGAACTATCATAAGTCGGTAAATCTGTTCTCTCAGCAAGCGAGCCAGTTACCATACCTTTAGTAAACTTTATCTTTTTTTGGATCGTTCTAGCCATTATTATCTCCGAACATCAATAAAAACGCCGGTGTCAACTTCTCTTACTCTTTGTTGACGTGCATCTATATTCGTTGCATTAACCCACTCAAAAGCTTCTCTCTTGTCTAATATCTGCAATAAGTCCGTGTCGCCGGTTACATCCATACAAAGATCAAGAGCAAGCTTAAACTTAATATATTCTATGAAATACTGAGGCAGTTTGTTCTCTTCAACATACCTTGTATATTCAATAAAACATTTATCGCTCTCGGTATTTATCACCTTGTCAACAAGGTTTAGTTCACGATCACGAATTACATACGAATATCTATCGTTTGAGTAACATCCTCTTAAATACAAAAAATCAGATGGCAGAGTAAAGTTGTTTTTATAACGGCCTCCGACAACATCTGTACTTTTTTGAAGTTCAATATATTTACGAGCAAAGCCCCAACGATAGCGTTGAAGCGTATGATACATAACTTGAGGATAAATGAAATTAATCTTGAGTACATCATGCTCTTGAGAAGTGATGAAATTCGGTTTATCAGATCTGCCCAATAGACTTAATGCCAAATATTTTATATCATCTGCGTTTAATGTGTCCATATCATCACCTAAGAAAAACAGGGAGGGGCGAACCCTCCCCTTTATTATGCACTAGGAACAGCTACTAAAGTTGCTGCACCGTTTGTAACGGCAGAAACATAGTATTCAGTTCTTTTATGATCTGAAGTGCTTACTACTGTTACATAGTCATTTTTTGCAATGCGTTGATCTTTGATAAATCCTGCACTAGTAACAGCATCATCGGCAGTATTATCATACAACCACAATGCAGGTGTTACGCCAGTACGAGCGTTGTTGGCATAACACGTCAATTTTTCTCTTGAAAACGCCATTATGCTGCATCCTTTTTAGAGATTACACCAACGATGCCCTTGTCATCAATAACAACAGCACCGGCCGAGAAGTCGCCACCTACGAGATAAGCTTTCTTTTCAGGAATCCAATCCATAGAGGTTTCTAAGTCTTGAGCTTTAGAGAAGCCCATAGCTCTCTTGTGCCAACAGAACCCAGTCACATCGTCACCAGATACCGGCAAACCGCCCTCATCACGAGTAGCAATCATAACAAACTCAAAGCCCATGAAAGAGTTAATTGAGCCGTTTACTAATGCTTTAACAGAGTTGTAGTCTTGTGAAGTTACTTGAGTAGTTTTCAACAAGTCAGCCAACTGCTGAGCGGTGTGTGCAAAATAACGTTCATTAGATGGCACGCCATTAGCATTAAGTTTAGATGCGGCTGCGATCAAAACATCAACAGTCAAAGCGGTGTTTGTAGTACCAACTTTCATATTGGCCCTATCATAACCGGCCGCCATCTTGTCAATAATGATTTGATCCATACGCAAACCTAAACAGTCTGCTGCAACTTCAGCAAGTTCGGTAACTTCACTGAAGTTAATTTTTTTCATATCAAACTTATCAACGTAGTCGTATGCTTCCCAATCTTCAAGATCGCACCATACTTGGCTATAATCTACGTTCATAGCTGTAACATCAGCACCCGGAATATGTTGGGTTGCCATGCCTTTTGCTTTTTTACGGAACGCTACACGCTTGCCGACAATTTTACCAGAGGTATATACTTTGTCAGAAAGTTTAGAAACGTCCCCGTATGCTCTCTTGACTTCGCTATCATAGAAGTCCTGAAAGACTTGAGAGATTTTTCTAGACATTTATCAATCCTTTGTTAAATTAAACCAAAATTTAAAACAAAGATTTCAAAAAATAAGGCCTCTTACTAAAGGGATGGCAAGCCATTAGAGCCTTGTTCGTGAGGGTTTTTCTCCATCTATTTAAAATCATAAACATAATAATTTTGCACGTCAACTAGATTTTGTCAGGTTGTGGCAATTTTCCTGCACGTCCGGCTTCAATACGTTTCTGCATAATTTCAAAACGTCTTGCTTGTGTGGTGTCTTTTGCGTAGTATTCACGAGCCAACTCAGTATCACTAGGCAAGCCACCAGATGCACCAGATGCAGGGATAATGTTATCTCCGGCGTATTCTCCGCCAAAGTCTAAACGCATTTTATTAATAATATTTACGGCAGATGCTCCTCTTGTGTCCATGAACTCAATCAAAAGGTTGCGTTCCTCTTCGTTAAATCTGCTATCATTTTTTACAAACGTTACGTTTGCTTTAATAATTCTGTCAGCATCTGCACCGAGTTTTTCTTTTTCAGTACGCACAAATTCCTCGTTGCGAGCTTTTTGAGTTTCAGGATCTTCAACAAGGCCATTGTCTACCATCAATTTATTGAAAGCATCTTTTACCGCCTTGCATTGATCTTTAGTCATGCCATTTTCAAAAGCAAGTTTATCAATAGCTTTTAAGTTTGCAGCAATGCCCTCTTTGTAAGCTTCGTTTTCATAAAACGACTTGTACTCTTCAGACGGCTCATATTCTGCATAATCCTCTTCTTTGTCAGGTACTGTACCTTTTGTGGAGAGTTTTTTACGCATATTAGCTTCGTTTGTCTTTGCAGTTTCAACCTCAGATTTTAAAGCTTCAATACGTTCTTTTACTTTGTCAGCACTCAAAGCACCGTTGTCATACAATTCGGCCTCCATACCCTCAGGAGGAGTGAATTGCTGTTCTTGGTCTGCTCCGTCAACGTGTGCATCGTTTTCAATAGCACCGTCAGCGGCTTCGCCGGTTAATTCTGAATCAATATCACTCATCTTCTTTACCTTTCTTTAGTGGTTTATTAAGTAGGGTTTTTATTTCTTGCACAACCCTATATTTTCCCAAAGCATAATAATCTACGTTTGGGTTAAAGTTTGGCTCTCGTGGGGCATAAGTTCTTTCCATATAGTCTAAAAGTAATTTACCCTCAACAGATCCAAAAACTTTTTTATAGATGGATATTCTAAACTGAAAGTCGTTATCCATCGTTATTACCTTATCCTGCTTGGAGTTTGGCATCAGCTTTTCCTTTCTCAATAGCGTTTGATACGGCAATTTGTCTTTGTGCAGCAGCATCCTCAGCATCCGTCATATTTTGAGCTTCTTGTTGCTGAAGTGCTGTTATTTGTTCAGGAGAATTAATATAACTCTTCGGAACGCCCATTTTCTCTAACATGAACGGAATAAGTTTATTCATGTTTACGCACTTAGCCGCATACAATCCTTGAGGATCAAACTGCATCAATAGGCTTAATGCGTTGATTGTGTTTTGCACTTCCGTCATAGACTGTTGATTAGCTAACTGAGTATTTACAACGATTGTGTAACCAAAGCCGTTAAAATCACGCACGTCAATATCTCTCTTGATATAGCCAAAGTGCTGTAACACTTCCACAATACGCCTAATAAGAGGATACATCAACTCAGTCATAATGCGGCCAAAAGAGTTTGATAGAATAGACTTCAACTCATTAGCACGCTCCGCAATTTCCGTAGCTGTTAAATCACGGCTTGGATCGTTCGGTATAGTGCTATCCATCATGTTACGTTTAATATTCATTTCCATACGTTCTGTTTGGTATGCTTGAATATCGTGAGTTACATTGACAGGTAATTGAGTTATTGTCGGGTTGTTTGTAGCCGTTGACGGTACCATGTTAATTGCACCGGGCTTTAATACAAAGTCGTCAGGATCAAAAGAAGCATCTTGTTGAGCTAAGAAACAAGGTATTGTAAACGCCAAAGCACGCAAAGAATATTCAATAATTCTGTTAAGAGTTTGAACGTCTTTAATACTCTTCAGGCCTAAGCCACGCCCATATACTTCGCCACTGCACTTTGTCCATCTCAAGATAATAAACGGATTAGCAAGATATTCTTTTTCAACAAGGATCTTTTCACCATCTTTGAGAATAACAGTATAACGCCAGATCTTTTCGTCATAGTCGTAGTATGTACTTTCAACTAGATCAAGATCGCCTTTCTTGTCGTCCTTTTCCTCAAACTTTGCAGACGGCCATTGTCTTTTGATTAGTTCGGACTTCATCTTAAACTTACGATATACTTCGCCTACTTCGCCGAATATACCCTCAGCAATAGCAAGCTCCTTAACCGGCACGGATATAAACCGCAACGGATTTTCTTGCGTTCCCTCCAATAATAACAGGCAGGCTGTACCGGCAATCAAGTCGTAGTAGAACTCAGTCATCACAACGTCAAAGTTTGATGTATTCTTGAATACGTTGCATATCTCAGCAATCTTATCAAGCTCTTTGTTGATGTCGATTACATTGTCTTGGCTTTGTTGTTTCATGAAGTAGCCGGCTTCTAATTTGATCCAATCAACTGTTACCGGCGTTAAAATATTCTGCACTCTATCAACAAAGCGATCGGCAACTTGTTCACCGATTGAGCTGTAAATATGATCGTGTACGTCCTCGCCTTGAGTTTTATCCATATCACGGGCAGGCATCATATACTCAAAAACATCCTCATAGAGGTTGTTCCACTTAGCTTTTTTTTCGTACGCCTTGCCACAATCTTTTATAATTTGCTTGGCTGTTTTCTTCATAGCTTACCCCAATGTGCTTTGTCCAGTTGTTAATCCACGCCCAACAGATGAAGTGCCTGATGTTGAGTAGTCGCTGTCAAGCCCCATCTGATAACGCTGTTGGGAGAGCAAGTTCTTACGCTCGCTTTCCGCTCTTTGCTTTTCAGCGTTAATAGCTGCCTGCTGTTTCTTTTGTTCCTTTTTAGCTTCTATCTCTTGTTTTCTTCCTTGATATATTGAATATCCGGCAGATACTGCTCCGGCGATTGCTGTTACTGCTGCGATTGTACTTGATACTGCTGCCATTAGTTTATCTCCTTTTTAACGGTGTCTGTTTTGTAACCAAATCGGGATAATAGTGATAAAAGTTTGTCATCCCGATAACCTATATTAGAACCAATCGTTACATATTTGCAATTATTTTCTTTTGCAGCTTGCTCCATAATGTCAATAATTTTCTTAAATAGTTTAATATCGCCACGATACTCCGGCCTAATATACATAAATAACTCACTACAAACAGTGTTACCTCTAAAGTCTGGGCAGAACATATAAGCCACAACTCCTCTATCGTCTGGTAACTCTTCAATATGAAGTAGTCCGGCCTTTGCAAGCTCAATAACATAATTAACCGTATTATCTAAGCTATCAAAACAATTAAGTTCTTCTTGTGCAGCCTCGCACCATTTTAAAATCGTCCGTTCCACTCTTTGCTCCTTTTCTGTATGGTTGCACCTTTTATCTTTCGTTCTATAAACGGAATACCACGGAAAGCATCACAATTGCTTACCAATATATCGTTTGCATAATAGCAATGATTATCCCTTACCGTAATATCATATACAGGCTTTTTCTGTTTGATCTTTTCTATTTCTATAATCCGCCCACCGTTTAAGATTAGCTTTTCTAAGCTGTTCTTTATTAGCTTCGCTGCCAATCCAATTATTATTTTTTGCATGCATTTTAAGATGTTCGCCAATAGACATAATACATAGATTAGTAATAGTGTTATTATCTTTATTGCCGTCTTTGTGATGAATTTGATAGCCTTTTGGTATGCTCCCATGATAATATTTCCAAATATATCTGTGCATTGAGCCGTATGTTTTGCTCCACCAATATCCATTTTCTTTTTTATAGAACTTCTTGTCATCAAACTCTTTGTATTCTCTATCCGTTTTATAGTGGTATGCACCCCTTTTGCGTATTTTCCAATTATTTCTTGAGAGGTTTCTAAAATTTCCGTCAATCGGATAAACTTCATTTTCTTGGTTTCCATCGCCGTAAAGTACTCTATGAAGCATTGTTTGCTTTCCGCCAATTTGCGACACATAAAATCCACGTTTAGACCAAAGCCAATATTTAACTCCTTTGTAGAGTATATAACATTTTCCCGACTTTTCGTCTTTGTTTTCAATAAGTTTTTCCATAATTTATTTCTCCTTGTTGCAATGATGTCATCATAACAAAGATTTTCCGCTTTTACAACCCCTCTAATCGTAAATATTTTATGATCTGGTGTAACTTCTATAATTTCCCCATTGTCTAATGTTATCTTTAATGTTTCAGAATACTTTACAAATCCACAATTATCAATATATCCGACTTCTCCATTGCCATAATATACTATATCGTCTTTTGTAATATCTTCTATGTTTTTATAACCTTTTGTTGTGTATATTTTTGTTCCAGCAACTAAACACGCATGAGATGCCCAATCATGTAAAGGTGTGTTCTTAAAACATTTTCTGTTTTCGTCATACTCACGGCGGTATTGTTTAAGAGCCATAACGCCATCTTTGCAATGCTCCATATCAAACTTGCAACGGCTTAAAATACTTCTCACGTTCTGAATATCCGCATACACATCGCTTGTACGAGGTATAACGTCAACATTTCTCAGGCCTAATTGCATAAGTTGATTTTGTATTGTAAGAGCTTTTTCCGTTGGTGTCAGTTGTCTTTGTACGCCATCGTGCGGTAGATGATGCCCGATGTAATTATAAGGCTTGCCAAGAACGACTGAAGCATAGTGTCCTAAGCTATAAGTATGATTTTCGTAGTAGTCTATAACGTGTATATTGCCATCAATAAACTGAACAAACCAGATCGCCATACTGTCTGATACACCAAGATCCCAGAACGTATGCACCAGATGGCTGTCATTATATGGCACTTTGCCTTGATTTTCTTTGAACTTATCAAGCATATCTGCATAGTATGCACCATAGATAGCACCGGCAAAAGAAACATAATACTCTTGCTGAATAATCTCCTCAGGCTTTCCACGCTCACGCTCCTCATCAAGATCAGCAGGATCTACAACACCTGTATCCTCAATAGTCTTTTTAGAAACATAATACTCAGGCCGCTTTTCAAGAAAATCCCACATTTCTTTAGCGTGATTTTCGCCACGAGGTGTAGTATTGAACATAACCCACCCTTTGGTCTCTTTAAGCATAGGCTCTAGTATCAAATCGTATAGATTAGGCTTCTGCAATGCCAACTCAGAAACAACGCATCCGGCAATACCAGATCCGGCAAGAGCGTCATAGTTATCACCGCCAAGAAATGAAATAATTGATCCGGGTTCGTTTGGGTTGTTTGGGTTGCGGAGAATAAGTTTCATTTCCGAATTGTTGCGTTTATATACAATCTCTTTCGGGATCATATCTAAGTACTTCACGCCTTTTGAAGTGATGCCCTCCCATATAGCACGCCTAACTTGATTTTGTTGCGGTAATAAATACCAATAGTTACCAACACGCTCAAGAGCCTTAGCTACTATGTATTGCAAAGCAAAAAGATCTTTACCGGCTCGGCGATGCCACAGCATAAATGACTTCTTAATATCATGCTCCATCAAATAATCCCAAGCTTCAGCCTGATAAGGTCTTAATGGTAATGTCGGTAACTCTATTCTCATTATCTTATTTCATTTCCTAACAAATCGTGTTCTTTTCCGTTTATAATGATTAATCCTAAAGGATAAGTCTTTATAGTTTTTTCTTCTTCTTCTTCTTTTTTATTTTTTTCTTCTTAGGCTCTTCAACTTTTTTAACAACAGGCTCTTTATTTTTTCTTTCCTTAACTATTTTCTTTAAATTTAGCTTCCAAAGATAAACGCAGCCGTCATTAAAAGTCATAAATTCTTCGTCTGAGTGAAATTTATTGAACCCACGCTCAACAGAGTTTAGTTTTCTTATCCAATATTCTTCAGCTCTTTTTAAGTTGTTCGTTACTTCTAATACTCTAAAGGTAAAACACGCATCAGGATTTAAGTCAATAAAGCGTTTTATTTTTCCATTAAGATAGATAAAACTATATTTATGGTGTAAATAACGTTTTTTAAAATCCTTTGTTCTCCCTACATAAACTTTATTATTCACATTATTTGATATTTCATATATGCCAGAAGAGTGTTTTAATTCGTCAGGAACATCAAAATAAATATTTATACTAACCATGGCGACACCATTTATTGATTAAGCTGGTAATGTTTTTACGCCCACAATACTATATCTCTTGTATCTTACCTTATCACCAAAGCGGTTTATATCATTAATCCATACATCGGCAAACTCAACACCCATCTCTTTTAGTTCAAATATCCTCTTGCCTAACTGCATAATGTCTAATTCTTTTGCGGCCTCCCATGCAGTTATACCGCCAAACTCTTTACAATATTTCAATATTCTATTGTGTTGATTGCTTAATCTACTCATCATTGACCTCCTTATGTCCTCTAATGATAATCTCAAGCGGAACAGACTTATTGTTGTCGTCCTTTTCGTTCTCAAACTGCTGCACAACTTTATCTACAAAGCCATACTTTGCCTTTAATAAGAATATACCGGCAGGGGCAGAATAACGGCCTGTAAGCGTTCTCGTTACAATACGGCTTTCTAGCTCGTCCTCCACTTTTTTTATTGCTCTAATTATCTCAGCGTTTTTAGAGTATCTTCTCTTAACGTATGCCCACCAATCAAAATATATTCTCTCTCCGCTCAAGAGTTGTTTAATATAACAGATGCTTTCGTCAGACTGGAGCTTGTCATACATCTTGTTGACGTGATGAAGTACCACCTCAGGCAGATAGATAATCGGCTTCGTCTTTGCGTTTGTTTTGCGTTTGACTTTCGTTACTTTCTTTGCCATAACAAGCTCCTTTCAAATTATTGTTGTTTAGCCTTAAATTCTTCAATCCTTGCTCTAAGCTTATCAACACCGATCATAGCATTGTATTGAATACCGAGAGCATCGGCTTCAGCTTTCAAAGTATCAATTTCAGAAATTTCAGGTTCTTCCAGTTCAGGTTCTTCAGCCGGTTCTCCGTTCTCAGGTTCAGGATCTCCCTCAAGCTGTTCAGGTTCGCCATCTTCAGGCTGTTCAGGATCTGAGTTCTCAGGTTCTTCAGCAGGTGCAACTTCAAAAAACTTATCACCAAAGCGTTTACGAAGTTTCTTGTTTAGTTTCTCATCGTCTTTCATTAAGGCGATAAGTTCTTCTTTGTTAATTTTAACCTCAGGATGCTCCATCATCTGGATCAATCCGTAACCATTGTCAAGCAATTCAAGTATTTTTTCATTAATCTTTTTCATCTTCCACCTCTACATATTCAGGAAATTCAGGATCGCCCAAAAGTTCGTTGCGGATTGCATCAATCTTTTCTTGAGCTTCTTTCTGGATTTCATACATTAGTTTAACCTTAGGCATCATAGCATCAAAAGCAGCTTTTGCCAACTCTTTATCTGAGAATACATAAGCACTTTCTTTGTAGGTTGTGCCGTTACCTGTATCAATCCCATAAGTACGGTGGCCGTGTTTTGAGATTGTTTCAGCAACAACTACGCCCTCGTAGATATTAGGATCTTTTTCGGATAGTTTTAGATAATATACCTTTTTGCCAAGCATAAATATCTCCCTTACATACCGGGCATATAAAGCCCATAAGTTTCTTTTCTCTTGTTTCAGAGCTTTATATAAGCCTTGCCTTGACATACACAAATAGCGAGCAAAGCCAGACAATTGACTTCGTTTCGCTAACCTTGTATGTAAACGCTTGTTTCTCATATAATAACTCCTTGCGTTGAATATAAACGCTTAATTTACAGTTGTCAAATAAAAAAAGCGGCCGTACTCAATAAGAGCCGTACCGCCGTTTCTTTTTAAGGCATGAAAAGAAAATTCAAAAAAAGAAAACCAACAAGTCGGGAGGGCGGGACTCGAACCCACAACCTAAACGCTGTTTAATCGCTTGCAAGCAACGCTCTACCGATTGAGCTACCTCCCGAACTTTCGCGAACGAATATTCTTTGTCCGTTGACGACTGCCGATATTTTGATGTGGTAGATGCTGCCCCGGAGAATAAGCTTGACGGGTGATTTATTGTATTTTTTAGGCATTGTTCAAGACTCCAGTCGGGGATTAGATAAGAAGAACCGACCGGCACGCATTTGAGCTGCCCGCTTTCTAAAAGGTGATTTAGCCGGACTCTCCCTATTCCCTTTTTTCTTAATTTTTTAAGTGCTTTGTTTTTCGTCATCAATTCCATAATTTAAATCCTTTAAAGTCAAGTTTAAAAGGCGGGCGCAGTAGTTTTAATTTAACTTGATGTGCCAAAATCTGCGCCCGAAGTTGTGCGGTACCGCCATTCGCTTTCACTTAATGCCAAATGACATTTATGAATTTCCTCTGCCTAAAGCTTGAACCCTTGCGGGCTGGTCGGTTTAAAAGCCTCCGCACAATGCTGTATAAGGAGGGCAGGGAAGAGGAATGGGCGGTAGTGTGAAATTCTATACTCCGGCCGCTATCCGCCACGCTCCTCAACGCTTCAATGGTTGCCGGAGAAACTGCTAGGTACCGGCGGCACATCGTTGTCGGTAATATGATAATAATGTTTTGGTTTCTTCTAGTTTTGCTTTTTCAAACCAGCTGTCTTCTTGATAGTAAACAGCTCGTCGATACCATGATTTGTAACAGTGAGGACAGTAAAACATAGCCAAGACCGGAATATAATATCCTCCCGAGACAGGTAATTCTGAGCAATAATCGCAGATGCCCAGCCCTCCACACTCTCCCCAGATGCCGACAGCTTCTTCATGAGACAGGCGGATAATGGTAAATCCCTTTTTCGTTTTGATTAATTTACTCATCATTTACCTACCTTTCGTTTTGATTTTTTCCAATCATCGACGGGAGCGATGTCAAACATTTTGGCTCGGAATGTTGCGAATTTGGTTTTGAAACATTATTTGCAACATTGATACGGGAGCCGCAAAGTTCAAATAAATCACCCAGGCGTTTTGCTAACTTCCGGTACATTGGCCGTCCTAAATCTGTAGACACTTCATCTGAATTTGTG